ATGCGCGCGCCAGTGGGCACCATGACCGTAAGCGCCCGCGGCAGCGTGGTAAGCGCCCGCGGCAGCGTGGTAAAAGTACCACGATTCTGTTAACTCCGCCAAACCGCGAGGAAGTTGGCGGTGTGATCGGGCTCATGATCGATGCGGGGTGGTTGCCTCCGAACGAGCCTGGTACATCGTACGATCCTGCGGCCGAACAGACGGCGCGCCCACACCGCGCGGCGGCACCCGATCCCAACACTCGACCGGCGTTCGTGCCGCGCTTTGACGCCAAGCGCGCGCGACTCCCACGTCAGATCCCGCCGAAGATGGTTGAGCTGGATTACGCTGGCGCACTCGTCAAGGTGGTCAAGCGCGCCCGCACCGCGTACCAGCCGCTGCTGCGCGCACTGCCAGGCATTCTCGAGCATGCCGAAGCCGCGCGCCGTGGTGATCACATGGACGCCGGCGCGGCGGACAAGGTGAAGGCACTCCTCGCGCACGCTGTGGCTGCCACACGTTCTACGATCAAGCAGCCAGAACTCGAGTCCCTAGCCCGCAAGTTCGCCGATCGTACGAGCACATACCACAAAGGGCAGCTTACCCGACAGGTACGCGCTGCACTCGGCGCCGATCCCGTGTTCAAGGACAAAGGACTGTCCGCCAAGGTCGACCACTTCGCCCACGAGAATGCGGCCCTAATCGAACGGATCCCTGAGCGGCTACACGGCGATGTGGCAACGTTGGTAACGCGGGGGGTGGCAAGTGGACGACGCGCGGCTACCGATATCGCCGACGATATTGAGGAGCGGTTCGACGTCAGCGAGCGACACGCGCGGCTCGTGGCGCGCGATCAGGTGGGCAAGTTCTATGCCGACCTGAACCACGCAAGGCAGCGGGAGATGGGAGTGACCAGGTTCATTTGGCGCGCTGTTGCAGATGAACGCACACGCCCCGAGCATTTGGAAATCGATGGACAAACCTTCTCTTATGACGATCCACCTGAGGTGGATGGAGAAATCGCTCTGCCTGGTGAACAAATACAATGTCGCTGTTGGAGTGAGCCTGTGTTCGATGATTTACCAGATGAACTTGACACCGATGATGAACCAGACGAAGATGAGGAATGATCTCTAAATTCTTTATCTACGGGCTAACTGCACCTGACGGAGAGATTCGCTACATCGGACTCACCAAGCAAGGTTTGGAGCGAATCAGGCAGCACGGACGACTCGCGTTCCTTCGTCGTCGAGTACCTGTTGCTTGTTGGATCAGGTCACTGCGTACTAGGGGTTTAGATTTTGGATTCGTAGCTCTTGAATATTTCGATTCATCAGAACCACTACCAGCAGCTGAGCAGAAGTGGATTGCCGAATATAAAGCACGCGGAGCAAGGCTTTTGAACTGCACCGCTGGGGGTGAGGGTTTGTTGAATCCAACACCTGAGATTCGCGCAAAGATGAGCGAAGATCGTCGAGGACTGAGACGTCCACCACGATCATCTGAGTGGTGCAAAAAGTTGAGCGAGGCACATCAGGGTAGGCGCCCCTCTGAGGCTTGTTTGCGCCGACATGCAGAAGTACTCACGGGACGCCCACTAACTGAGGTCCATAAGGCAGCTCTGCGGGCGGCAAAAGAACGTCAAAGGGTTGAGGGACGGTTAACTCTGACTGTAGAACAGCGCCTCAAGATTCGGGACGCAGCGTTCCGCCAATGGCAGCGACAGTCGAAACCCGTCATCGACGAGACCACAGGTCAAACATATCCGACGAAACGCGCTGCCGCTGCTGCTCTAGGAGTGACGGATGTAGCAGTTGGTCGAGGGATTCGAGCAGGACGCCCTGTCAAAGGACATCTACTGCGAATGCAAAAGATGTTCCAAGAAAACGACGACGAATAGGGAACTGGACAGGGGGGTTCAAGCGTAGTACAGGTTCACCGCCCCATTTGCCAAAGGAAGGCCGAACCGTGTCTAACTATTTGAACCAAGTCTTCGATCCTGCCAACCAGCGCGAGAAGGCCGACCCGGCGCAAGTTATGAACAACGCCGGCGGTTTCGTTTTCGCCATCAACGACTGGGACCGTCTCGAGCGGTTCCTCATCCTCGGTAGCGAGGGTGGTACCTACTACGTCGGCGAGCGCACGCTGACCCGCGAGAACGCGCAGGTCGTCGAGAAGCTCATCAAGACCGATGGTAAGCGCGTCGTTGACACCATCGTCAAGATCTCCGACGGCAATCGTGCGCCGAAGAACGATCCGGCGATCCTCGCGCTCGCGATGGCCGCGCGACTTGGTGATGCTGAGACCAAGACCTATGCCTTCGCTGCACTCCCCAAGGTTTGCCGCACGGGTACACACCTCTATCATTTCGTCGCCTTCGCCGACAAGCTCGGCGGGTGGGGTCGTGGCATGCGGCGCGCGGTCGCGTCGTGGTTCACGTCCAAGACCGCGGACCAGCTAGCTCACCAGCTGATCAAGTATCAGCAGCGTGATGGCTGGTCGGCGCGCGATCTGCTGCGTCTCTCGCACGCGAAGCCGACCACAGGTGAGCACGACGTGCTCTTCGCGTGGGCGACGGGCGGTCGGGATGCCGCGCAGGAGAAACTAGTCGTCGGCGACAAGAAGCGCCGCTTCGAACTCAATCCACTGCCGCCGATGATCGAGGCGTTCGAGGAACTCAAGACCATCACGGACATCAAGCGTGCCGTCGAGCTGATCTCGAAGTACAAGCTGCCGCGCGAGGCGGTCCCGACTCAGCTGCTCACCAAGCGCGACGTGTGGGACGCACTGCTCCCGCACATGGGCGCCACGGCGATGATGCGCAACATCGCGACGATGACGCGCGTCGGGCTCATCGAGCCGATGGGCGAACGCACGGCGTACATCGCGGCGAAGCTCGGCGACGTCGAGTTCCTCAAGAAGGGTCGGGTTCACCCGATCCAGGCACTCGCGGCACTGAAGGTCTACGCGCAGGGTCACGGCGAGCGCGGTACGAACACCTGGTCACCGAATCAGTCGATCATCGACGCACTCGACGCGGCGTTCTACGCCACGTTCGACAACGTCGAACCGACCGGCAAGAGCACGGTTCTCGCACTCGACGTGTCAGGCTCAATGACCTGGGCGAGCTCGTTGATTGCTGGGATGCCTGGCATGACGGCGCGCATCGCCTCAGTAGCGATGGCGATGGTCACCCTGCACGTCGAGAAGCGTGCTCACGTGATCGGTTTCACGACCGGCACATCGCGTTCGATGCACTCCGGTATCGGAAGCGGTCTGTGCGACATTCCGATCTCGCCGCGTATGCGCCTAGATGACGCCATCAAGGCGGTCGAGCGTATCCCCGCCGGCGGGACGGACTGTGCGTTGCCGATGCTGTGGGCTAAGACCCAGCGTAGTGCCGTGGAATCATTCGGGATTTACACCGACAATGAAACCTGGGCGGGCAATGTGCACCCGCACGTCGCACTCAAGGACTACCGGCAGGCGAAGGGCGTTGCTGCGCGCTTGGCGGTGGTTGGTATGACCTCGACCGGATTCACGATTGCGGATCCTAACGACGCGGGTATGCTTGATCTGGTTGGTTTTGATTCAGCCGCGCCCGCGATCATGAACGACTTCTTTCGCGGCGCGGGAACAAACCACACCGCAGACGCGTAGTATTAGCATCAGACGAGCCGACCGGATCAGCGTTACCTTTGCTAAAAGAACGGTGGTGCAATCCCGCCATACCGCTGGCCACAAATTGTTCGTCCTATTTTTCGACGGGTCGTAGTTTTGGGTTACCATCGCAACTAAGGGTCGCGGGTTCAATTCCCGCCGGGCGCAAGCTCGTAGCTCAGTGGTAGAGCATTAGTACAAAACCCAGGGCATCTTTTACCCGTCACCTTTCACGCCCGCCCGCTACCCGCGGGTAGCGGGCGGTGACCAGGTTCACTTCGGGATCCGGTTTTCCACACCAACGTGTCGCTACGCCCCGCTTCGCGGCGCACCGCTACGCAACTCAACGTAAAGCCCTTCTCCCGGCGCCGCGCCGCCGCCACAAAGCGGGGACCCATCCGCAACCGCTAGATCACTAGAAGTTATGAAATAAAAACGCTCGTCAGCGCTAGCGCTAGCAGGCGTACACTTGTCGTATGCCTACCCCCGTCCTACGCTCTATGACCGCAGTCATGGCTCCGCGCGGCGGGAAGATCCACATCACCGGGCTCAACTCACCTGGGCTTACTGCGTGTCGGAAGAGCTGCGACGGCTGGATCGTCGCGCCAATCGCAGGACGAACTGACGATCGCGGGATTCGTGCCGCGGTGACCTGCGAGGCGTGCGAAGATGCAATGGTCCGGGCAGTGAAGGCCGCTCGCGCCGCGCGCCGCGCGCAACAGGAGGGCGAATGACCGCTCTGACCTGGATCGGGTTAGGGCTGCTCGTCTTCGTCTCAGCAGGCGCGTACGACTGGGCTAACTCCAACTATATCAAGCAGAACGCCGACGATTCGTACACAGCGTCGGGGTGGTCTGCTATCGTCGCGGCGTTCGGATTGGTGGGGATCCTCGGCATGCTCGAGGTCTCCCCGTGGCTCTCAATCCCGGAGATCGCTGGATTTTCGACCGGGACTTTTGTGGCAGTGTGGCTCCGCCGCAGGAAGAAGTACGCGAAATGACACTACTACTAATTTCGCTCGCACTAGTAGTTGGCGGTAACGGACCGGCTTACCACGATTGGCGCGATCGCCAGCGTGCTAGACGAGATGCCCCTTCGGCGAAGGTCGTGTATTTGCCTAGTGGCTGTTGCAACGGTGTGGCGACTAGTGTAGACGTGCCGCTGGCGTAGCGGCATATTGATTGCATGCACAACCCAGACGCGATCGCTGCACTTGCGCGACTAGGGCGGCTGGGTCTTGACTACGTAGAACGACCCCCGCTCGTCGTACCAGATCGAAGGATCCGTAGGATTCCGCTCTGGGCGCCCCCGCCGCGTACTGTGCGCGTGCCGCTCCTGGGCGTCACGCAGGACGCCACAAGCAACGTCTACGTCCCGCAGAGCAGCAGTGAGTGGACGACCTTCAACGCCGCGAACGGCTGGGCGAACCCTGATCATTTGTATCTATTCCAGGAGGCGAGCGGCAACATCGTCGACAAGATCGGCAGCAGTAATCTAACCGTGGCGGGTGCGCCAACCTATCAGCAGAGCGTGACGGGGTGGAGCACGTTGGCGTTGCACTTCACTGAAGCGACTAATAATCAACGCGCGACGAGCACTGCGATCACGAACATCAACACAACGAGCTGCACGGTGCTCGCGTATATCCGCACGCCGACCACGCCCGCCGCGGCGCGCGCATATCTAACGCTCGGCACCACGACCAACACAGCGAAGTTTACATTGACGACCACACCGCGTTACCGCACTGACTCAGTGGCGAACACGGCGACCGACACGGCGACCGTGCCAAGCACCGTGCAGTGCCACGTGTTGAAGGTAGACCGCACGAATAATGTCGTGAAGGGCTACATCACTGCCGCGGCGGGGATCTTGACGCCAACGTTTAACTCAGCAATGACGGGGAACCAGCTCAGTATCGGCTCCGTGAATAACGGCACGGTCGCCACGATCGGTATGGACGTGCTGTACTGCGCGATCTGGGTAGGCAGCAACGCGGAGAAAACCGATCAGGACATCAAAAGCCTGATGATGCAGCTTGGAAACAATTTCTGGTCACCAAGCTGGACCGTCGCCTACACTGCTTCACTTTCAGAATCAGAAAGTGTGTCTGAAAGTGTTTCTGTTGTTGTTTCCGATGTTGTTGGTTTGTCAGAAACGGAGGTTACTACTGAAGCAACAGCGATCGCAGCAAGCGATGTTGTAAGCATCTCGGAAAGTGAAATTATCTCCGAAGCAACTTCGCCCGCGGTGTTAGCGATCGTTGGTATGTCTGAGTCTGAATCGATAACAGAATCGTTAGAGGGGCACATTCCCTATACAACACCGCTAGTCGATAGTTTGACGGTCGTCGAACAAATCCAGGTCGAAAGTGGGGGCGGGGTTGACATGTCCGAAACACTGTCTACCAGCGAACAGCTTGTCGCGATAGAAAATGCGATAGCGGCAATCAACGAAGCTGAAGGTAGCTCAGAGCTGCTGGCAGTTGTTTACAACGCAGTTGCTGAAGCAGTTGTTGACGAATTGAATACTCTAGAAAACATCCTCGTCGGTATTCCGTACAGCACGTCTCTTTCCGAAAGTGTTGCACTAAGCGAAGCACTGTTGGTGCTCGCAGCCATCCCTGCTCGAGAGCTGCTAAGTACTCTGGTATCGAAAGCCTACGCAGGAACGTTAATGCCAGTGCAGCGTATGATTGGCGCGCTCGTTAGCCTGGCATATAGTAGCAACCTCAAGGAGCGAGGATTATGACCCAAGATCTCGAATGGAGCCGCGGACAGACTGAGGAATGGACGTTGACGATCGTCGATGACCAATCCAACCCAACGAACCTGTCCACCGCCCTGAAAGTAGAGTTCGAGGTCAAGGTCAACTTTGGCACCGACGACCCACCGGCGCTGCTGCTGGGGTTGGGAACGGGACTCATACTCCGCGACCAAACGATCAGCCCCGGGGTAGTGGATTTGACCGCTACTGCCGCGCAAACATTCGCATTGACGGACGGTCCGTATGCCTACGACGTGTTCGTAACGCGATCGGATGGCGCTCGGAAGCGCACCCAATGGGGTGCCCTGAACATGTTAGATCCGGTCAACTACCCGCCATAGGCTTGCAAGTAGCGTGCCAATGACATAACCTGCGGGTGTGACGACCAGTCGCGTCTACCGCACCGACATCAGTGTCCTTCGTCCGGTCGAGCGCCGGGCGGACGGTACGATTCGAGTCGACGCCTTCCTCTCGAAGTGCGGCGTCTTCCAGTACTATCAGCCCGACGGCACCATCCGGCGCGAGCTACGGCTCCCCGAGGATGTGCACGACGCGGAATCACTCCGCTCGTTTGAGGGTGTCCCGGTGACCAACAACCACCCGCCGGGCATGATCGACGCCAAGAACGCAAAGCAGTACGCGGTTGGCGCCGTACTAGGTACTCCCGTCCCGGATTCAGACCATATCCGCGGCCGACTTTCAGTATTCGACGGCAGTGCAATTGGGGAGATGGAAGGCGGGAAGGTGCAGGTATCCAATGGTTATAGCTGTGATTGCCTAGAAAAGCCAGGCATTCACCCTATTTACGGACCATACGATGCCGTTCAAAAGAACATCCGCGGCAACCACGTTGCGATTGTGGATCGGGCGCGCGCGGGCATAACCGCTGCGGCGCGCATGGACGCCGATATACAGAACGGGATGATGGTATTAGATGCTGGCGGTGAGGTTGTACTTCAGCCTGGTATGCAAGTTGCAGTTGACACCAGAGCGGGTGCATGCAAGTCTCATACCAACATGTCAGTCGCCCCCGCTGCTCGAATCGAAGTGGTCGTGAAGAACGACGCCAACGAGCCCAGCGCCACTGCGAAGGTCGATCCTGAGGATCTGGCCAGCCGCAATGCGCGGGGTGAGACGGCTGCGAAGCCTCACGCCAAGGAGCAGCCCGGCGAGTCGTATGAGGATGACGGGAACGATAAGGCGAAGCCGAAGAAGGGTAAGCCGTTTCCGCCGGACGACGACGATGATGATGATGACGACGATGATGATGACGACCGTGACGATCGCTCAGGCGACGTAGTTCGCGGTGCGGTCCCCCGCGGCGACGGCAAGAAGCACGGCGAAGACGACATGGACGCATATGACGCGTCCTATGACGGCACCTTCGGCACCAAGGATGAAGAGCTGACCGCAGAAGCTCGCGATAAGATCAAAGCGAGCAACTTTGCCGCCCCAGGCAGCGAGAAGCTACCTATTCACGATCCTGCCCATGTGCGCGCAGCGATGTCGCGCTTCGGGCAGACCCAGTTCAAATCCGCCGATGAAAAGCACGGTGCCTTCAATCGCATCAAGTCGAAGGCAAAGCAGTTCGGCATTTCTAGCGAGGGCTTCGAGAAGGCCCACAGCGGCAAGCTCGACCGCGCCGATGGCGCAGAGGAATTCGCAATGACCATGGACATCAAGGCCCTCCAGGAAAAGGCCGACAAGCGCAAGGAGAAGCTCGTTGCCGCGAAGGCGCGCATCGACGCTCTCGAGATCGAGGCAGCCGAGAAGGACGCCACGATCCAGAACCTGACCAAGGATCTCGAGACCGCCAAGGCGGCTCGTATGGACGCTGCGGCGCCCGCTGCCACCGAGACTCAGATTACCGAGCGCGTTGAACTGCTTGAGCAGGCTCGCGCAACAGGCGCGAAAGTCGATGCCAAGATGAGCCCGCGCGCCATCAAGGTTGCGACCATCAAGCACGTGGACGGTGATGATGTTCCTGAGGCGAAGGCTGATGCCTACGTGGACGGCGTGTATGAGGGCGCTCTCAAGCGCTCGAAGAAGGACGCAGCCGATACGGTCAAGGGCAATGCTGCTCTGGATGCGGCTCGCCTCTCGGTCGAGACCAACCGTACGAACACACATCTAGATGCGACGACTGACGAGGATGACGCTAAGGCGCGTCTCCGCGAAGCAAATCGCCAGATGATCAACCAGCCCGGCAAGCACCGCGTCGCGGCCCGCTAACCCACCAGGAGAACGAAGATGTCGGTTCAGACCGCTTACGCTACTGCACCCCGTGCCGCTTACGCTGGCATGCTCGCCGATGACAGCGAGAACGATGCGATCACCATGTCCAACCAGGACAGCGTGTCGATCCCGTTTGGTTCGCCAATCGTTTTCAAGCCGTCCTCCACGTCGGATAAGGACGGCGCCCTGCCCGCCAATTCGACTGACGTTCTCGCGGGTGTCCTGATCCACTCGCATGACTTCGAGCGGACCTTCTCGGTTCCCGACTCAGGCGGACCTGTGACGGTCGGCGAGCTGGATACGACTGGTGTTGCGGTTGGCGCTGAGATGGCGGTCCTCACGAAGGGCACCATCTGGGTTCTCGTTCACACCGCAGTCGTTGCGGGCAACGCAGTTCACTACTCGTTCTCGTCGAACGTGACCTACTCGGCCGCTGGCCAGTGGGGCGCGACTGCGGAGTCTGGTCACTCGGTGCTCGTGTCGAACGCTCGCTGGGCAAGCTCGGCTGACGCCAGCAAGTTCGCGAAGCTTCGCCTCGGTCACTCGTCGCTGACCGCTGACTAGTAGGTGAGCTGAACCCTACCAGCCCCCTAACGAGGTCATCCCCATGAACGCACTTCCCCGTCGCCCGCAAACCTTCACGCAGGAGAAGGTTGTTGATGGCGTTTCCAACGCCGCAGCTGTTTCAGCAACCACAACGCTGCCCGTCTGCACGATGGACGGTGATTTCGTGGTCGACAAGTTCGAACTCGAAGTAGTTGGTGGCTATACGTCGGACGCTTCCGCTTATTACGACATCAGCTTGCAGATTGCTCCTGCGACCTGCACTGCGACCGCGGCGACTGACACAATTAACGCGACAGGTCACAACCTCTCGACGGGTGATTCGGTCCAGTTCACGAACTCAGGCGGCGGCCTTCCGGCTGGTCTTACCGCGGGCGTGACGTATTACGCGGTCGTGACGGGTGCCAACGCTTTCAAGGTCGCTGATACTCTCGCACACGCTCTCGCGGGTACGAACATCGTCGACATTACGACCGCAGGTACAGGTACCCAGAAGTTCGCCAAACTCTTGGCGATGTACTCGCTCGTTACGGTGACCGGCAACGGTGACCTGACTACGCTCGTGTTCGCGAGCGGCACACTCCAATCCAACCCGACTGGACCGCTCAACGCGCAGCTGAATGTGGTCCTCACCAAGTTCTCATCGGCCGCGAACGTGGGCGCGAACAGCGTCTTCAACTTCCACGCCCACATGCTCTAAGCGAGCGAAGGAATAGTCATGTCCCAGAACCTCAGCAACGGCCAGTTCCCGCAGGCCCGCCTTGACGCGATGTCGAAGGACGCGCAGACGTTCGATCCGCGCGACTTCCGTGCGGACGCGATGTCGCCAAAGGCACTCGCCATCCTTCAGGCGATCGACCCGCTCCTGGCGTTCAAGGTCCAGGCAGGCAACATGCGCCCTGGCGCCCACAAGGACGCCTCGGAGTCGCTCTTCTTCGCACGCCAGCTGGAGTATATCCGGCCGGGTCTCTTCGAAGTCCTCTTCCCGGACCTCGAAGCCAAGAAGTTCATCCCGATGGAGACCACCATCGCCCCCGGCGCCGAGCTGTACACGTACCGCGCGGTATCGAAGGTCGGTCGCGCGCAACTCATCAAGCAGTATGCTGATGATCCCCCGCGCGTCGACGTAAGCGGTATCGAGTCCTCGCAGCAGATCCGCGGCATGGCGGCCATGTACGGCTACACCATGCAGGAACTGCGCGCCGCGATGATGGCTCAGCTGCCGCTCGACGTGCGTAAGGCGATGGCCGCACGCTATGCGATGAGCCTTCTCCAGGACGAGATCGCCTTCTACGGCCATGCCGACTACTCGGCGGTCGAAGACACGGCGAACCAGCGTGACGCCGGCGCCCGCGAAGGTGGACTGAAGGGTGTTTCGAACCTCTCGAACACGACCGCGTATACCACGCAGAACGGTCAGGCTGGCTCGAAGCTGTGGCGTAACAAGACCCCAGACGAGATTGTCCGCGACCTTCATGGTGTGGTGAACAACGTTGTGAAGACGACGTTCGGCATCCACCGCCCAGACTCGATGCTCCTCCCGCTCGCGGCATACAATATCGCGGCGACGAAGCGTATGGGTGACGGCTCGAACCAGACGGTTCTAGACTTCTTCCTGGCGACCTCGCCGTACGTGAAGAACGTCGACCCGACGTACCGCCTCGATCAGGCGCGTTCGAGCAACTGGTCGGGCACCACGGGTCGCTGCATTGCTTACGAGAAGAACCCGGACCGCCTCGCGTCGCTCCTCCCGCTCGAATTTGAGCAGCTGCCCCCGCAGCAGGAGCACTTTGAGATCCGTACGATCTGCCACGGTCGTGTCGGCGGCGTGATCGCTTTCTACCCGGGCTCGATCTCGTACATGGACAGCATCACGGATTCGACTGACTAGTAGTCAGCTCACACGAGGGCTACCCCTGAGCCCCCGGGCGCCCTCGTGGTTCCCGGGGGCATCGTTTTTTCTAGGAGCACCATGTCCCTCTACTGCATGCACACTGCCGAAGCACTCGCGGTTGCCTACACAGGCACCGCCGGATCGCTTACTGGTTACGCAACTTCGACCGAGCTGGGAAAAACTACCTATCAGCTCGTGATGACGACGGATGCTTGGGTAGCGCAGGGCATTGCGGACACCCCAGTCATCGGACTCGCCTCGAACGATACACTCGCAGCGACGGCGCACGGTTTGATCACTGGGATGCCAGTGCAGGTCTCAGCACTTGGTGATACCGCGGTGAGCCAGGCGTGGCAGGTGAGCGCAGGCGGCGTGTTCACGGACATCACAACCGCGATGAACAACGCCACTGCGAACGATGCGCAGCCTTTTGCAACTGGCGTACTTAATGACTACTGCGCGATCGGTTACACGAATAATTTCGGTCCGCTGAAACTCAACATCGGCACGGCGGGCACCGTTGGCACACTAGTCTGGGAATACTGGAACGGTTCGGCGTGGGCAGCACTCACAGGCGTGACTGACAACACGACTGGTATGACGGTTAGCGGAACCCACACCGTGGTCTTCACGATCCCTGCGAACTGGGCACCCTCAGTTCTCAACGGTTCGGCAAATCTTTATTACATCCGCGCCCGTTGCCTTACGACCTATACAATCAACCCGCTCATCACGCAGGGCTGGGTCGACGGAACTCTCCCAGGCGGACTTTCGGCTGCGACCACCTATTGGACGATCGTAACGGATGCGAATCACTTCCAGCTGGCGACCTCACGTGCGAACGCACTCGCTGGTACGGCGATCGATCTCACAACGGTGAGTGCTGGTACCACAGCGACCACGGTTGCGGTTGCCAGCACCGCAGGCTCGGCATTCGTTCCAGCGAAGGTTCCAGTCTTTATCGACGGCGCTTTCGGTGCAAAGGTGTCAGTTGTACAGGATTCCGCTGGCGGCGAAGCTTCGCTGTGGCCCGCGATCGGGGTGCGGTAGTTAGATGTCCTCCCCGATCACATGGAAGGATGTGGTTGGTTTCGCTGGCGAGCTGGCTACGGTTGGCACGCCAGCGCAGAACGTCATCCTGTCCATCGTTAACGGTGCTGGGATCAACGTTAACAACTTTGGCGGCGAGGATGCCCCTCTTACTCGTGACGCGCGTATCCTTTACGCCGCACACATCGCAACGATTCAACGCCGCAAAGGTAACGGCGGGTTGATTTCACAGCAGACGGAAGGCGGCGCGTCGCAGTCCTACATCTATCCGTGGATTGGATTCAAGTTCCTTCCAGCTACATCATACGGACTGATACTCGCCCAAATCATCCAGGGCACGGCTGCTCGTGCGGGGACGCTGGTCTAGATGGCGAGCAACGTCAAACTAGATGATCATGTGTTCCGCGAGCTTACCGCGAAGATCGGCAAGGCGAAGAACGCGTTCGTCAAGGTCGGGGTCCTCCAAGCACAAGGCTCTACCGCCGCGAATGACGGTGAGATCACGCTCGCCGAGCTTGCTGCAATCCATGAGTTTGGAGCGCCACGTGCGAACATCCCAGCCCGCTCGTTCCTGCGTGCCACCCTCACACAGGATCCTGGGCGCGAGGGTGTGGTGAAGATGGTGACAGGTCTCGCTAAGGGCATCATCGCCGAGAAGCTCGAGGTCAAGGAAGCGCTTGATCGGCTTGGTGCATGGGCAGCCGCGCAAGTGAAGAAGCGGATCAAGGCGCACATCCCGCCGCCGCTGAAGCCTGAGACGATCAAACGCAAGCTTTCGAAGCACGGCGCTGGCGGTTCAACCCCTCTTGTCGCGACCAGTCAACTCATCAATGCAATTATGTGGGAGGTCAAGCAATGAGCCTCCTCAGTCCAGGCTTCGATACGGGGACTTACGTCATCACGCGCACCACGAAGAAGGGTGTGCAGGACGCAAACGGTCACTATGCGTCTGCTGCGCCGATCACCCTTCCTGTTACTGGATCACTTCAGCCGCTATCCGAACGCGCGCTGCGCGACCTCAAGGAAGGCGTTCGCGCCGACGACGTGCGCTGGTTCTTCACCGACACACCGATGTTCACGGTCGATCAGGGTCATGAGGTCCAGGACTTCCTTGACGCAATCGACGATAACGGTATCACCGAGCGTTATCGTGTGATGAAGGTCGCGCACTATACAGTCCTCTCCGGACACTTTCGTGTGACGGTCGAGAAGGTCTCAGTGCCCTGATGGACGCACTAGATTTCACTACGGTGTCTGGGGCGATTTATCGTTGGGTGATCGACGGCTCCGGGCTAGCGAACGATCACGTGTTCTGGGCGTTCGAAGGTAAACCCCGACCGACCGCACCGTACATCGAGATGTCAATTCAATCGATCCGCCCGATCGGACATGACTGGACCACATCCGAAGGTAACCCCCTAGTGCTACCGACGCAGACCATTCAGTCAATCGATCCCGTCGGCAATGCCATCACAATCCCAGGTCACCCGTACCTGAATGGCGACGGTCCAGTCCAACTGGTATCCACAGGCACTCTGCCTACCCCAATTCTTGCTGCGACGAACTACTGGATCATCGTGGTCGACGTCAACACGATCCAGCTCGCCGCTACGTACGTCAACACAGGCGGCGCACAACCTGCGGGCTCCACAAACCCAAAGACGTCGATTGTGCTCTCAGACGCTGGCTCCGGCACCATTACAGTTAATGTAACCGCCAATACAGTTCGTGCAGGGCAAGAAATCATCCGCCGAGCCCAGGGTTTTCGCGAGATGATCCTGCACTTTGAGTGCATCGCCCGCGACGGCGGAGGTTATGACGCGATGCGTATAATGTCCAACGTGATGGCATCACTCCAGCTCCACCTGTACGACCTCGACCAGTCGGGTGTGGGCGTGTCGGACATGGGTCAGGGCTTCTCTCAGGGCGGCGTGCAAAGCCTTGAAGGGCGCCGTGGCGGGATCCTAGAACCCCGCTCAATGGTTGATGTAACCATCTACCTGGCTTCAGATCTAACTGGGCTCGAGACGATCATCGAGTCTGTTAATGCAAATATCGTGCTAGATTCGGAGGGCGATATCCCCCTGCCCCCGATCCCGATTCACATCCCCTAGCCTGAGGGCAGAGGAGCACCATGGCCGTTTCTGAATTTGTCACACTCACGCTCCAGGTAAACAACTCGGGCGTATCACAGCTGGGTTTTGGTACGCCCCTGTACGTGTCGTACAATGCCACCTTCCCAGAGCAGGTCCGTACGTATTCACAGTACGCGGATGTCCTTGCGGATTTCGCGGCTGGTACTCCAGAAGCTGTAGTGGCGAATGCGGTCTTCGCGCAGGCGCCGCATCCAGTAGCGTTCAAAATTGGTCGCGCCTCGAACAAACCGACGATGCAGTACACCATTGGCGCGATCGCGGTGAACAACAACTACACGTACAACATCCAGGTTGACGGTCCAGGCATCACCTCGACGCTCGCGGCGTACACATCAGACGGCTCGGCGACGACACAGAAGATCCACAACGGACTGGTCACTGCACTCAACGCGGTCGTTGGCAAGAACTACACCGCGGCGTTCGCTGCACTTACATACGCTGACCACACCTTCACAGCCGACTCCACCACCGACGATCTTACGATCGCGACGCACGGACTCAACACTGGCGACGGTCCACTTCGCGTGACGAACTCAGGTGGTGGTTTGCCAGCAGGTCTCTCGCCTGGTGTTGATTACTACGTGATCAAGGTCGACGCAAGCACCATCCAGCTCGCAACGAGCCTCGCAAACGCGCTGGCGGGTACACACATCGATCTCACCACGAATGGTACGGGTACAAACACCCTCATCCATCAGACGGGACAGCTCTCGCCGATCCTCCCCTTCCTCGTGACAGGTAACTCGGCTGGTAACTGGTTCTCGCTCGAGACCAAAGGTAACGCGAAGATCCTCTCGAACAAGCAGACTCATACTGATCCTGGCATCGCGACGGACCTTGCGACGATCGCACTCGCGGATACCGACTGGTATTGGCTGCTCACGCACTACAACTCGAGCGCGATGGTGCTCGCGACGGCGGCGTGGGTGGAGACCCAGACCAAGGCGTATATCATCTCCGTAATCGACACCGATGCGGTAAACACCGCGGCAGGCAACGGCGACACGCTAGACTCCCTGAACACGCTGGGTTACAAGCGTACCGACGGCAAGTATCACCCGAGCCCGCAGCAGGCTTTCGCGGCGGCTTCGACGGGTCGCATCGCACCGCTCCAACCGGGCAAGTGGACTGAGGCATTTAAGACCCTGGTCGGCGTGGCACCAGTCACCCTCGATGCGACGCAGCGCACGAACCTACGCGCGCGCCGCTCGGGTACATACACCACGGAAAAGGGTCGATCGATCACTTGGGACGGTAAGGTGTTTAGCACCACCTATGGTTACCTCGACATCGTCGTGGGTACCGACTGGCTCTCAGACCAGATCGTCTCAGCGGCGTTCGGCGCGCTCGTGTCGCTCGATAAGGTGGCCTACACCGACGAGGACATCGACTTCATCGCTGGTGCAGTCCGCGGCGTGCTGCACGACGCGGTTTCGGACGCTCACAACCTACTCGACCGCGGTGACCTGACCGATCCGACGAACCTTCCGCCGGCGATCGCGTTCCCAAAGGTCGCCGACATCTCACCAGGCACCCGAGCGCTGCGCAACCTGCCTAACGGCACGGTGAGTGGACGCCTCACGGGCGCGGTGCAGTCGATCAATTTCATCGCCACCCTGACCTTCTAAGGGGAGAGGAACTAACAAGTGCTGAAGAAGTACAACCCCAAGAAGATCAACGGCGGCTGGAACGGTATCCAGTTCCTTGGTTACATGGACGGTACATTCATCGAGATCGAGTTCGCCGAAGATGCTGTGACGGTCCATGTTGGATCGCAGGGCGATGTGTCGGTGACGTTGAATGCGAACCGCATGGCAACGGTTACGGTAACCCTGATCCAGGGTTCTCCGACGAACGACCAGCTCTCGCGGTTCGTGCCAGATGCGCGTACCAACAGCATCCCCACGGGTCCACTCTCGTTCGTTGACCTCAACGGCACGACGGTTTGTTCGGGTAAGGACGCCTTTATCCGCAAGACCGCCAAAATCGAGTTCGGCAAGGCCATTACAGGACGTCAGTGGATCTTTGTGGTGCCTGAGGCGGAGATCTTCGTAGGCCAGGGTGGTGACTAGTGACCGCTAAGGTTCAGGAACTCGAACTCAATAATGCGAAGATCGAGACCATGCCGCTCCCTTACGAGCGCGCAGAGGACTTGCTGCCTGATATCGCTCAGATCATCGCCAAGGCGTTCGATCAGGTGAGCCCTGAGATCGCGGCGATGGTGCAGGGCGGAGAGTTCGTCAAGGATGATCCACGCGCCATCATGGCGCTGCTTCCTGCAATCAGTGGCATCCTCCAGCAGCTCGGCGGCGGCAAGCTCAAGAGCCTCGCACCGCGCGTGCTTGCGACCACGACGATCTACCTCACCAACGAGACGGGCGAGAAGGAGAAGTACGACATGGTCTCCAAAGACGATCGTGCACGCTGCTTCGATGCGCGTCCAGACGTATACTTTCCCGCTCTATTCTTCGCTGGGAAGGTGACATTTGGCCGTTTTTTTCCCGGAGCCGGCCGGCGCGACAAGAAGCCGGCGCTGACGACGGTCGCGTAGTCTTCACCGATCTCCAGCCAGAGCACGAGCGCTACTGGCGTGGGTGGAGGCTCTACCTCGAGCGCAACCTGACCTGGGAGCAGATTCAACAGATGACGCTCGACGAGGTTGATATCCAGGTCCTACTGCTCGATCAGTACGCAGCCGCACGCAATGCGCGACGCGGGCGTAAGGAAGAGACCGTCGAGGAAGCGATCGTGGGTGCGATGGAGGGCGGCGCGTGATTACGATCAATCTGATCAAAAATGATCCGATCGTGCGCCGTACAGCACAAGTACAACGTGCCCAGGAGAAGTACGCCGGTTCACCTAAGGCAAAGGCCAGGTTCGCTCGGTTTCGTGCCAGTCATCTAGAAGAACTTAGGGTCAGTGATCGCGCTCGCAAAGCCGCTGAGCGCGTGATAAACCCCGAGAAGCTAAATGAACGCAATCGTTATTGGCGTCGTGAAAACTACGAATTTGCTCTAGAGTGCGGGCGTCGCGCAGGTGCAAAATGGCGATCTACGAATGGCTTGCTGCGTAAGTATGGTTTGACGCCCGAAGATCTCATCGAATTAATAGCTGCACAGGTGGGACAATGTGCGATTTGTCTTCGCCCACTCGAAGGCGGTCATAAACAGCACATCGATCATGATCGTGAAAAGCCAGGGACCTGCCGTGGCGTACTTTGTAACCGATGCAATTTGGGTATCGGATTATTGCGTCACGATCCTGAAGCACTAGAACGAGCGGCTAATTATCTTCGGAATGGTGGCACAAAGTGGTAGTGGCTGAGTTATTCGCGAAACTGGGACTTCTCCCAGATGAAGGTTCGTTCCATAAGGGACACGAACTCATCGAAGGGCTCCATCATGCACTCGAAGCGTACGTCGGGTACGAGGGACTCAAGAAGGTCGGCGAACTCGTCGAGGGTACCGTCAAGGCAGCCGTCGAAGCCAAGCACCTTGGCGAGCGCCTTGGTATCACAGGCGAAGCGGTCCAAGAGCTAGGATACGCCGCGGATGTTACAGGCGCCTCCGCCGAGGACCTCCAAATCGGCATGCAGCATCTCGCCCGCGGGATGCAGGAGATGCAGACCAAGGGCACAGGACCTGCGGCACAGGCCCTGTCCAGGCTCGGGATCCACATGCGGGATCTCAAAGGCGAGTCGCTCGATCAGAACCTCGAAGTCATCGCTAACAAGTTCGCCGCGATGCCCGACGGTGCGAACAAAGCTGCCATCGCGATGGAGCTGTTTGGTCGCCAGGGCACGCGCCTAATCCCACTACTCAACAAGGGTCAGGCTGGCATAACTGATCTGCGCAACGAGGCGGAGAAGCTCGGCGTCGTCATTGACGAAGCTGGCATTGAGAAAGCTGAAGAGTTCGAGATCGCGCAGAAGAAGCTCGGTGCAACCCTTAAGGGTATCCGCAACGAAGCTGTTGTCGCGATGCTTCCCGCCCTCCAGGAGATGGCGGAGGGGCTGCGCGCGTGGATCACTGAGAACCGCGAAGCGATCAAGTCAACGCTGGAGGCGGTCCTTCACGCGTTGGCGTTCGCGTTCAAGACCCTCGGCACCGTCATCACAGCCGTTACAGGCTTCCTCCAGGAGCACAGCGACGTCGCTACCGCGATCATCATCGCACTCGGCGCTCTGATCACAGCTTTCGCGGTGCAGGCGGCGATTGATTGGCTGCTCGCCTTCTGGCCGCTCGTGCTCGTGGCGGCACTCATCGCAGGCGTCGTTCTCCTCGTCAAGAACTTCGGGGCTATCTGGGACTGGGTCAAAGACAAGGCTGGTGCCGCGTGGCAGTGGATCAAGGATAAGGCATCTGAGTTCTACGATTGGCTGAAGGGTCTCCCGGAAGCTGCGCTAGAGTGGATGACCGACGTTGCCGATGCTATCAAGGAAGCACTAGGCGAGGCGTGGGACTGGGCGGTCCAGAAGGCAAAGGACGCCTGGGCTGAGATCAAGAAGTCCACGGGTCTGGGATTCCTGGAAAAAGGCGCCCAGAAAGCTGGTTCACTCGTCGGCGGGCTCGTTTACGGTAAGGATGATCGCGGACACATCGGCGAAGGTTACGATGCTGTTTACACAACAGGCACACCAGAAGCTGCCGCAGCAAACATCCAGACTGGCGACGTACAGATCAACGTGACCAACGCGCAGAATCTGAACTCCGACGAGCTTGCTTCGAAGATCAAGGACCACGTCCGTGATGCACAAGCGGATGCAATCCGCCAGGCGCACTCTAATCTGGCTGGAGGTCGGCGTTAGTCATGGGATTCATTACTATCGACGGATTCCCGATCGACTTGGCAGAGAGTGAAGAGCACTCGCTCAAGTCCAGCATCACTACCCATCCCGTGGAGGATGGTTCGGACGTGTCTGACAACATTCGTCGCGAGCCCCGAGAACTGGTGCTGAACGGTTGCATCGTATCCAATACCCCAATCGGCGATATCGCTCTCGACGACAGCCGCATCTTAATCGACGGCAACCCTCCGCCAGGGCTTGATGCCTACCGCAAGCTCGAAGCGATCTGGTTGGCAGGCGAACCTGTTACGATCGTAACAGGGCTTAAGAAGTACGACTCGATGGGTCTCGAAGAGCTGACGATCCCGCGCGAACACAAGGACGCAGGTGGTCTCGTGTTCACCGCGCACTTCAAGGAGATTCGCATCGTCCAGAACAAGCGCGTGACGATGGCGCTGCCGAACACAGGCAGCGAACAGAACCTGGGACTTTCACTCGATCACCTCGTGGAAGGGCAGAATGTGCTGTGGCGCAAGGGCAACCCGCCAGGACTCAGCCCGTCCACCATTCCGCCTGGTGTGATCACGGGTCAGGAAATTGTGGTGATGAAGCAATTCGGCTCCGGACAGCACACGAAGTTCCTACACCAGGCTAGCGGCAAAGAACTCACGAATGACGAGTATGCGAACTTCCAGAAGGACCTGAACCGCGATATGTCCATCATGACCAATCGTGGTCTATACCGTGCGATGACGCAGTCGGCGAATCAGGACGAGGCAATAAAGCGCGCTAACGATATGGCGCAGTACAAGATCGATCATCCTGGATCCAACCCCAACCCATCGCAATTCGGACTCGAGCAGGGACCCGACGGGCACTGGAGAGCTAAGTAGATGGCGACCATCATCCCCTTTAAACCGTCGATCGGTCGCTACAGGTTCGTAACGGTTATTGACGACACTCAGTACATCTTCAAGGTGCGCTGGAACAGTCGCGACCAGGCTTGGTACTTCGACGTACTGGAACATGACGAAACTCCGATCGTGTCGGGCGTGAAGCTTGTTTTAGGAACCAATTTCGCGAAGACGAGCAATCATCCGCTGTTTCTCAACGGCAACATGTTTGCCCGATGTTTCGCGAATCCACATGCTGATCCCACGTTCGATACCCTAGGCGTAACGGTGCAGGTTTTCTACTTCAATCGGGGCGACATCGTCGATAACATCCTCAGCGCGATCTCGCCAGCGGACTAACCTGTGGCTGATTCCATCCTGCGACTGTTCAAGCGCAACGTTGAACTGACGTTGATCTCGCAGCCGTCCACGGGGACGAAGTATTTCGACACGTCCCAAGTTGGCAACGCTCTGATCGTCACAGACCTGCGTGTACAGTTTGAGATCAAGAAGAACGTCGGGCGTGAGCCGAATACCTGCAACCTGACGGTCACGAACATGGCTAAGGAATCGCGCGGGCGACTCGAACGGAAGCCTGTTTACGTGATCCTACGCGCAGGTCATGACGGTGTTCTGAAGCCGCTTTTCGAAGGGAATGTTACCTACGCGAAGAGTGAACTCAAGAGCCCTGACTGGGTAACCAAGATCCAGATTGCCGACGGCGGTCGGGCTTACTCACAGGCTCGTCTAAACCGCTCATACTCTCCGCCGATTAACCCCTCCCGTGTCCTCGCGGACTGCGCGGCGGCGATGGGTCTTCCCGTTCCTACCGATCTCGCAACGGTTGATGAGCTGAAGCAGGCGCTTGCTAGCGGCTACTCGGCGAACGGTCCCGTCCGCGACATCCTAACGAAGATGCTCGCGCCCTATGGCTTCTCGTGGTCGATCCAGAACGGCAAGCTCCAAGTCCTAAAGTCAGGTGTCCCCAACGCGAACACGGCTTGGGTCATTGATGTGGACGCGGGCATGATCGGCTCCCCTGAAGGATCCGTGCCCCACAAGCCTGGGCAGACTTCCGAGCTGTCGATCGATGTGCTGCTGTTTCCTGAGCTGGTCCCTGGCGACACCATCCAGGTCAACAGCCGGGCTTACAACGGCGGCTTTTTCCGGGTGAATGACGTCGAACATAAAGGCGATACCCGCGGCGATGATTTCACAACCTCAGTTAAGGCGACCCCGCTAGGCGCCCCGCCATCGCGCGGGCGTGGTAGAAGGTAGCGGTGGCAGACTTCATCGACCAACCTCGCGATCCAGACCTAACCACCCTACTCGAGCTGTTCAGGGACGTGGTTAAGGCTGACATCCACGTCATGCTGCCGGGCAAGATCGTTTCTTACGATCCTGACGCGCAGAAGGCAGTCGTGCAGGCACTCGTGCGCGGCAGGTTTATTGCCGAGGACGGTTCGACTATTACGGTTGAGGACCTGCCGCCCATCCACGAGGTCCCAGTAGAGTTTTGCGGACCTGCACGCGGGCGGATCACCTGGCCTGTGGATGTGGGTGACCTATGCGAGATCCGCTTCGCCAGCTCGTCGCTCGCGCGGTGGATCCGTACGAACGCAGGTCCTAGCGTGGATCCGGGCGAGGATCGCAGGCACGATCTCACGGACGCGATTTGCTTCGTAGGGCTGCACACACCCGCCAGCCCTCCCACTGACGCCCCACAGGACGCGGTAGTGATCCACGTCTCGGGCGGGAACACCATCAAGTTAGGATCTTCTGGTGCCTCACACCCTCTACCACAAGGCGATAATCTACAAAGCGCCCTAAACACTTTCCTAAGTGCGCTGAATACTTATATCGTCGCGATTCAAGGGACGGCCGATCCCAGTAACACCGCGACTCCTGTGCTTACAGCCGCAATCTCGGTTATGCAATCAGCCGCGTATCTATCGTCGGTATCCAAAACCGATTAGATGGTAAATTACACAGAGTTAAGTATAGTCTACAGTTGACTTGACAGCTATGGCATAGTTCCTGCATGACCCATGTCTATTTAGGCCCGGACGCTATCAACAGCCGCTCTGCTCTCGATACCAAGCTGGCGGAACATGACGATGCTCTGAACGCGCTAGAAGGTACCACCTCAGTTCAGCTTCAGATCGCCACCCGTTGGCTCTATGCGGCCACCAAGCCCACGGTCCACATGCACGTGGATCTAGAGGGCCTTAACTCACTTGCGAACCTCGTGCACGCAGATACAATCACCACCGCGAACGCGCGCGCTGTCGTACTCGCGGCGGCTTGGGTAGCTCACCTTGCGGGAGTAGGTACAGTCGTTGTAAACGGCGAACACAAGGCTGCTGACAGCACCAACACACTACCCACCAACCCGACGGATTTGACCACGCTTAAGACCTGGATCGGCAAGGTAGGCGGCGGCGCTACGGGAACCTCGGCGGCGATCATCGGGCACGGCAACCAGAGTGGTGTGCACTTCCTCGATGATAGTGGAACGGGCGGAACAGGGTTCACACTCACCGTCGACCCGCCAGTCACGCAAGCGGACTGCAACGACGACCTGAACGCGATCCTTGCGGCGATGAAGACCCACTTCAACATTGGTACCGCCGTACTGCCGTGGCCCGACACTGAGTAATGTCCACCCCGCTGCCGCTCGAATCCGACCCGCAGGACGTCGCGCTCGACGTCGACGGGGATATCCTTATCGATGCGAAGGGTCTGCACTTCGTCAGCGGCATTCCCGCGATCGTGCAGGCCGTTCACATCCGGCTCTTCATGTTCCTCAAGGACTGGTTCCTCAACCAGGAAGTCGGAATTCCCTACTTCGAGGAGCTGATCGGTGACGCTTCGAAGGTACCAGGTGTGGAGGATCGTGCGCGGGCGGTGTTCGCGGCGGCGATCCTCAGCATTCCTGGCGTGACGCAGGTCCTTCAACTCAAGGTCGTCGTCGATGGCGAGCGCACCATGAACGTAACGTGGCAGGCGCGATGCCAGTTCGGCGATACGCCGGTCACGGAGGTACAGGTCAATGTCTGACTATTCGCGCACCAGCATGATCGTCCGCGCCGGCGGACCTTGCCCTTGTCAGCAGGGGCGTTACGTACGCTTCGTGATCCCGCGCGTTCCCGGTATCAAAGGCGTCATCTCGTGTCGCGGCGTCGAGTCGCCGAAGGACGACGTACGCGAGCACCGGATCCCGCCCGGCGCCGAACTACAGGTTCGGGTGGGGATGATCCATGTCTAGCTCGGGTCTGACTGCAACAGGGCTCGTCATCGAGCTGATCGACGACATCCGCAGTGGGCTCCAGACGGATCTCCGTAACACGTTCTTCTCGGGGCTACCGCTTGGCGATCAAGATCTGCTAGGTCACATCGTCGGCATCATCGCTAACGAGCTTGGACTCCTGTGGGAACGTCTCGAGCAAGTCTATTCGTCGCAAGATCCCGACAAGGCAACAGGACCCGCGCTCGATGCACTCTCGGCGCTGACAGGTACCTTCAGGCAGCCTGCGACGAAGTCCTCGGTGACACTCGTACTGTGCGGCGATCCTAGTACCACGATCAACTCAGGCTCAGTCGTGCAGACAGCGTCGAGCCAGGAGAACTTCGACACCCAGGACACCGTTACCACGGTCGCACTCACGGCATGGGCAGGGACCACGTCCTATGTGGTCGGCAACCGCGTTACCAACGCGGCGCGATGCTATCAATGCATCGTCAACGGCACCTCTGCGGGCTCAGGCGGTCCTACGACCACGGCGAGTGATATCACAGACGGTACGGTGCACTGGGAATACATCGGCGAAGGCACCGCGGCGATTGACGTCTTTTCGCAATGCGAGATCACCGGACCGATCCAGGGCACCGCAGGTGACATCACGAGCATCCAGACTCCAGTCACGGGTTGGAAGTCAGCGCGTAACCTGGTCGACGCTACTCTCGGCAACAACGAGTCGACCGACGAAGAACTGCGACTCCTTCGGCAGATCGAACTCGCGGGCTCGGGTTCAACCACACGTGACGCCCTCCGTGCGCAGCTCCTCAAGGTACTCGACGTCATCTCGGCGACGGTGTTCGTCAACAACACCGACATCACCAACGGCGACGGTCTCCCGCCTCACTCGTTCGAAGCACTCGTGCGCGGGGGCGATGTGCAGGACATCGTCAACACAATCGCGCAGAACCAGGCAGCTGGTATCGCCACCTACTCGTCGGCCGGTACGTTCGGAACGTACACCGATAGCGAAGGCAACCCCGTAACGATCTACTACACGCGTCCGACGAACGTGAACATCTACGTCGACATCACCGTCACCTATGATGTCACGCTCTACCCGAGTGACGGCGACGCTGAGGTCCAGGCGGCGATTCTCGCGTGGGGGAACGGCTTCCCAGTCGGGCGGGATGTGGATGCATCGGCGGTTGGCGCCCAGGCATTCCAGGTGGCGGGTGTACTTGGCGCCACCCAGGTCCTGATCTACACCGACCACATCAACCCCACCCCCTCCGCGTGGACTGGTACGCATGGTTACAACAACACCCCCGGCTCGCCTGATGTGGTGACCAACGACGGCGGGCGGGTGTATGTGTGCATCACCAGCGGCACCTCAGCGGGCTCAGGCGGTCCTACAGGTACAGGTACGGACATCACCGACGGTACTGTTCACTGGCGCTACCTGGGAGCTAAGTTGGTGATTACTAGCCGTCAATTGGCAGTTTTCGATTCTACACGCGTGGCTGTTCACTCGTCGGCGGTTACGCCGTAATCCTTGCAAGAACTGAGCCAGTGCTCTACTATAACTACCATCGGAAGGAACATCTCCATGCACCTGGAAGCCAAGCAGAAAATCACTAAGGGCATCGATGCCCTAGAGCAAAAGGGCAAGCAGGCTGACGCGGTCACGATGTGCGCCGCGACCGCGCGCGCAGCTGGCATTCACGCCACACAGCTCGACTGGAGTGCCCATCAGGACGCCGAGCAGATCGCGGCAGAGCTGATGAGCGCCAAGTATGACGAGCGCCCGGAGCATGATCCTCACCCGCACATGGACAAGGCGACCGGCGCGAAGTCGCTGTACAAGCCGATGAGCGCCGATCGTGCCAAGAAGGTCGCAGAGGAAGCTTGCCAGAAGCACCTCCGCCGTCCCGTGATGCTCGCAGTGCGCCTCGATGAATCCATCCCGGAAGGCCAGTTCAAGGTCACCGGTCACGACGTGCGCGAGCACGAGGAGCTGGTGTAATGTCGCTGAAGGAATGGCGTGCGGGCCTTATCCGCAACGGAAAGAAGATCGCGGCCCTCGGCGCATTCGTAGCTGCGACCGCGTTTGGTGCTAGCAACGTCGACGCGCACGTTAGCGTCGGCGAGCCTGTGAAGGTTGCCCGCGCTCGCGCGCACTTCTCGCACCTCGCACCGAAGTGGCTGTGTGACAAGAGCACCGGCGGCTTCATCGCGCTCGCCGATCGTGATGCATACATCGCGCAGCACGGCGGACAGAATCTCGTCCCGGCGTACGAGGATGGCGCGGGTCGCCTCGTTGCCGGCCAGCGCTTCATCGCGCCTGGTGTGCTCGACCCCCGCGATCACGTGGTTCTGTGGGCAGACGATGAGCTGAACGTCAAGACCACGGTCGGCATCGACTTTACGTTTACCCAGACGTACGGAACATCGGCGCAGGCGAACGGCCTCAATTACATCGCTCTCTCGAACGACTCACTCACGGAGACGTCGGCTTCCACGACCCTCTCGAGCGAGATCGCTGCGAACGGACTCACGCGCGCGCAGGGCACCTTCGCGCACACGAACGGCCTCAGCACCGCGACGGTAGCGCACACGTTCACCTGCTCGACATCGAGCCAGAGCTGCCAGAAGGCGGCGCTGTTCTCGGCCTCCTCGAGCGGCACGATGAACCACGTGCTCTCGTTCACCCAGCGGACGCTGCAAGTAGGCGACTCCATCTCCGTTACGTACACGATCACCATAACATAGTGAAATTATTAGCTTTTTTCTAACTTTACGAAAAAAGCGAGGAACCTTTGAGAGGCGAAAAGCGTACCATCGTCAATGCGAGGTTTCCTTTATGTGTTGGTAGATCCGCGGACATCTGAAGTCAGATACGTTGGGCAGACCGTACAGTCACTAAAGCAACGTCTGTCAGCACATGTGACTATGCGATATGCACACTCGTATCTGGCACCTCATGGTACAGGGGAGCAATCACCCCGCTTCAATAAGGCGGTCTCAAACGAGGCGATCTATCGTCTGCGGGCTATCGGCTTCTCGCAGCGATTCATCGCCGAAGCTTTCGGAATCTCCCAGCCTGGCGTTCAGCATCGCCTGAAGAAAGCGGCAGCCGGGGTCTAGATGTCGTTCACGACCGACGCTACGAGCGGTATCGGCATCCCCCAGAACTCCACGGAGTGGGGTGACTCAGGATTGTCACCGTATTGGGCCGTGCCAGATCACCTGTGGCTCTGTCAAGAGCTACTCGGGAATCTCGCCGACTCGATCGGCACGATGACGCTGACGAAAAACGGGGCGCCCACGTTTTCAAACAGCGTAACTGGATGGAGTACGAAAGCGCTTCACATCGAACTCGCGATCGCTGGCACACAGGGATTTTCGAGTACAGCATCCGCGATCGACATCAGCACGAAGTCGTGCATGTGGCTGCTCTACGTGCGGTTGACCGGTACACCGTCGAGTGCGGCGGTAAACGTACTCACACTCAATAACGGCGCCGCTAATAACGCGCAGGTCGTCGCGAACAACACGCCGCATTGGGATTTGCGCATCACGAACGTTACGGGTGGAGAAATTGTAGGCACGCAAAATCCGACGAACATCGTCATGCCGCTGGTGGTGCAATACGACCGCACGAGCGAGTTGTTCCGGTTGTTCACGCTTCAGGAACGGATTGATTGTCCTTGGTTCCCGGCCGGCGGTCCTAACACAAAGGGGATTGGTACCATCGTGTCGAATCCGACGAGCGGACCGTTCGATATTCTCTACATGGCCGCGTGGGTCGGCGCTAATGCAGAAATCCCGGACTGGCAGATTCGTGCCGGGCTGAATGCGCTTAACTGGTCGGCGACGTCGAGTTTCGCCGTAACGTATACAGCCGGATTGAACGACAACACGTCAACCGACCACAGGCTCGACGTCGCGTCGTCGTATATTGTCGGTGTATCCGAGAGTGAGAGCACGTCAGATGCGCTTGTCGTGCAGCTCACCGCGCAACCGGCGCTCGCCGAAGCCCTCACCACCGCCGAGGCGTTCGCTGCCACGTTCTCGGCGGTTCAGGGTGGTTCGGAGACCGTTGACACCACCGAGCAGCTCGACGCCCCCTACACGGCGGCACCGAACCTCCCGGATAGCGAATCGGTGAGTGAATCGGTGGGGATTGTGTGGAGCACGCTTCAGAGTCTAGCGGAGAGTGAGGCTATAGCCGAATCGATCGATCCACCTGTAACGGCGAACGTGTCGATTAACGATTCCCCTACCATTACTGAGTCACTCGTAGCAGCACAACAGCCGTTGATCGCGGTCGCTGAATCGGTAACCACTAGCGACTCGAACGTCGTCGGGGCAACATACATTGCGAACATCGGCGTTTCGGACGGTCCTACGATCACGGATTCTGTGGTAACAGGTCAGACCTTCGGGCTGGCGTTGACTGCCGAAACTATTGTGATCAACGAAGAGATCGATGTCCAGGCCACTATCGCACAGACCCCGAATACAATTACCGCAGGAGAAGTCATGGGTTACGTAGAACTAGGCAGAACGCTGCGCATCGCCTTTACCACACTGGATCGCGTCGGGCAAGCGGTGGACGCAGATTCCACACCCACAATGACACTGCGCAAGCAGGGCGTCGCGCTGGGTTATTCGCCCCCTATCACCCACGTATCGACGGGTACCTACGAGGCGGTCATCGCAATCACCTCAGGTAACGGCTTCGAGATTGACAAGGAGATCTCATCGTACTTCACCGCTACCATCAACGGTCTGACCGTTCCTAAGGGTGGACCGTCATTCGTCCCGCAGAATTTCAGCTCGGATGACATCATGGAGCGCATCAGTGCGCTGAGCAACCGCAAGTCAGTTCAGGATGGCGGCGCGGGGCACGCGAACATCCAGCGCTCTGGTGATGGTTTCGCGACATACATTCGTGTGCGTGTGTTCGCCGACTCGAAGAATTTGTCAACGGTTACCAAGGGTGCAGCCGATGGCGCCGACGGCGAACTCTACCGCTACACCTTCACGGGCACTGAAGATGGATCTACGGGACGCCTGGGTAACCTGGTCGCCGACGTTGCCCTCGAGCCGACGGAGCCGTAATGAGTACGGAATCAGTATCAACCCGAGGAATTTACGACGCTGGTGGGGGTGGCGGCGGAGGCGGGGGTGTCGTCACGATCACGGCGGTTTCGCCCACACCGAACACTGCGCCTGGCGCAGTTGGTGGTATGCCCATCGACTACACGTTGGCGAAGGATACCCCTATCGTCGTCGACGTCACGAACTCATCGGGCGCGGCGAGTTTGGCGTATATCCAGATCATGGCGCTCTATCTCGACGGTACGTTCGAGGTGGTGGTTCGGAACGGCTCGTTCGTTAATGCCTATCAGAAGTTCAGCACCTTCGATAATCTTTCACTTGGCTACGAGTACAGCATCAGGCGCACGATCGGATGGCCAGGGCAGGTAGGCAACGGCGGGAACCTAGCGGTCGGACTGCTCGTTGATGTGGTTGATGGTGGTGGTAATCTAACTTCGACCTCGTTCTTCTATGAGATGCCGCAGCAGTCAATCGGCATGGCTCCGCCAGTGATCACCCCTCCCATCCCCACGGCCGCAGACATCGCGGGCGAAGCTCGTTCGCTGCTCGTGTGGCAGTTCAAGTCCGCTTGAATTACTAAGTCAGCATCATGAATCGGCTAGAAACCCTTCTCACCCTACTCATGGCGCCCTTCCAGCGCTTCGAGAACGCGTCGATCGAGATGCTCAACGAGCGCACGGTCGACGTTGCGGTCGGGGCGCAGCTAGATCTGTTGGGTAAGATCGTCGGGCAGCCGCGACTGGGGTTCACAGATGATCTGTATCGCCGATACATCCGCGCACGGATCGCCGTCAACCGCTCGACAGGCAAGCGCGAGGAGATTATCCGCATCGCACGGCTTGTGCTGGGCGATAGTTTAGGGGATGTTATTGTCCGCACCCAAGGTGATGCTGGCTTCATCCTCGAGATTCAAAATCGCGCCACCGATGACTCAACCGCTCAAGTTCTCGCGACCATGGTAGGCTTGGCCGTTTCGGCGGGAGTGCGTGTTATCGTTCAATGGAATCGTAACCTACTCGCGCAATCCTTTCGTTTTGATGTCGGTCCTGGCTGGGATCAGGGACATCTAGACGGCGGGCTGAGCAACGGCACAACCTAGGAGACCAACATGCCCACGCCCCCTGCTTCACTCCCCCAGTGGGATAGTAACCTCACGAATACGGTACCCATCGCCTCAGGTCACAAGACCGACGGCTTCGCTACAAACGAGGTCCCTTCGAGTGCTGAGGTCAACACGGTCCTGAATCTTCAGTATCTGTGGATCAAGTATCTGAGCGTCGGCTTCACCCTGGCACCGACGGTTGTCAACCTGTCGAATGCCCAGCACGACGACCTGGACGT